CAAAAACGTAAACTAAAACCAGACCAAATCAAACTAATGTTACACATGCAGTGGAATGATTATATGGGATGGGATATTGACCACATGACTAAAATGTATGGTATTAGAGAGTATATGTATGAGAATGCTATAGGTAATCTAGATGCAAACTATGCACCAACTGAGGAAGAAATGGTAGATAAAGTATATAATCATATGGATGTATTCATATTACCTACAGCTGGTGAAGGATTTGGTATACCAACTATTGAAGCTATGTCTTGTGGTGTACCAGTTGCAGTAACAAATTACACTAGTTCTTATGAACTTATTAAGATGAAAGACTATGCAGACCGAGACGAAGAGTGCCCTACTTTCCCGTTAGGCCAAGGAGCACAAAATGGTCGAGACTACATAGACTTTGATAAAGACATGACCGACAGAGGATTCTTGTTACCATACAAGGATATGTGGTGGGACACTCCAAAGAGGGCAGCACCACAAAGGGCTATAGCTTCTGAAATAGCTATCAGTCAGATAATAGAGTTCTATTATGACAACCCAGACACAAAGCTAGAGCACGGAAAGAATGCTAGAGAACATATGAAGAAAATGTATGATTGGGATGTTATAGGACAGAAATGGATAGACTGGATTCATATGGTAGAATCCGAAACAAAAGGAAAGAAAAAGAAATGAATTTAGTATTCGGTATGGATGGTATAATATGTACCCCATGTAAAGACTACACTGATGTGGATAGAGCAAAGCCTTTGGTCAATGTTATAGAATTTATGACTTGGTTAAAGAAGAACAACCACCATGTAACAATATGGTGTAAGAGACCTAACTCATTAGATTGGGTTATGGCAACAAAAGATTGGTTAGCAAATCACCAAGTACCATATGACAGAGTATTGTTTGAAAAACCATATAACCCTGTTATGGTCAGTGAAACACCACCAAACGCTAAGTATTACAAACATGATAATGATTTGAATATTGTAGCAGGATTATTTGAGGACTGGAAAGATGGGCGAACTAAAGAATAAAAAAGGAAATACTAGGAAAGGAAAAATGATAGATAATAGAAGTAGGGAACGAGAGTTCCTCGGAAGTGTAGGACCTATTGTAAAGGTCACTTGGAATGATGCAGCTAGCACATTCAAAGAGTATAGAATAAACGCAGAGAATCCATCAGAACATCTAACTGTTTGTGAAACTATAGGTGAGATGGTAGCAAGAGATGACAAAGCTATTGTTATAATAATGCACGGCTCACAGTGTGATGGTTGTGACATTATGGCAATCCCTGCAGATTGGGCACAAAATATAGAAATACTAAAAGAATGTACTTCAGAGAGTTCGGAATCCCAGCAAGAATAGCCAGATGTAGTAATGTTGAATCATTAGAAGGTTTGATACGCCAGTATAATGGTAAGAAGAACTGTTACACTAGTGTATATGTATTTGATGATTCTAAAGACAAAGAGGGTGGTAGAACCAATTACAATACTGCTGCCCTTAATACTATATGGTTTGACTTTGATGATGAAAAGAACGTTGACAAATGTTTAAAGGATGTGAAAAAATTTATACGCCGATTCTGCAAGCCACTAAAAATTACCCCAAGGATATATCTTACAGGGGGCAAGGGCTTTCAAATGAATATAGACTTCGTCATGCCAGTGGACTTACCAGAGCATATCAAGAAAGACTCGGTAAAAAATTACTTGTTACATCTGAAGAAGGAGTACAAGTTATCAACACTGGATGATATATGTATAAATAATAGTGTCTCTTGTATGAGACGTATAGTAAACACATTACATATGAAGGGTGGTGTGTATTGTACACAGTTCTCAGTTGAGGATGTTATGAAACTCAGCATAGAAGAAATGTATGCAATAGCATTGGAGGGTAACTGTGAAATTATACCTCCAGTCAAAAGCCCTAAGGCTACTCGTAGGTTTGTAGAGTTTGTATGTGACCAGTATGATATCAAACACACTGTGTCTAACAGTATTGATTTCTTACTAAATCAAATAGAAAATGCAGCAGGCTCAGTAAGTCTGAAGACAGACTATAGCAACGAGTATATAAAGCCCCCAAGGAAATGTGTAATGGAGCTTATAAATAGTAGTATAGACCGTGGTCACAGTAACCACGAACAGAATAACATTATAGCCACTGAGTTAGTAAATGGTGGGTATAGTGACCAAGATATTTCTTTTGTATTTAAAAGCATATATAATGAGCCAGCTGGTGACTGGGGTTGGTATAAAGACAATCCTAGGGAAGCTGGAAGGCATATAACACTCATTAGACAGAAAGCTTTAAATAGATATTCAAAGGATAAATTAATACAAGCAGGAGTCTGCGAAGGCAATGATTGCGTGTGTAATGGATAAGTCGTGATAATATGGCAAATATGAAAAGAGTAGAAAAAAGACTAGAAAATGTCGAGAACTGGTTGAAACAGTTCGAACAAAGTGCAGGTCCAAAACAAACCATGGATAACATGAACTGGTTAGTTGGACAGAGCAGAATGCTTGGTGACAGATTACAGCAAGCAGAAGCAGCAATCAATCAATTGAATGCAGCACTAGAAAGAAACAGCGAAATTGTTCAAACATTTATGGATGAGCAAGACTGTGTGATGGAATGGCAAGGATACCTAGCTAAGCTAGAAGCTGAAGCAAAGGAGGATGAAGATGCCGTTCAAGAGTCAAGCACAGAGGAAGTACCTGTACAAGAACAAACCGAAGATAGCTCGTAAGTTTGAGAAGGAAACACCAAAAGGTGCTAAACTACCCAAACGAGTCAAGAAAACGAAACGTAAAACAAAACGCAAGTAATATTGGCAAAGACAAAAAAAGGTGAAATATTATGGCAATACTAAAAATAGAATCCAAGAACGCTAGTTCAGGATGTTATGCAGAAGTATTCGTAGCACGCTACGAAGTATATCCAAACGTAGACCCAACAGGTGTATGCGTAGGATTTAGAACTGTATGCACTCCGAATGGACTTTCAGGATATTGGGACACTGTTGTCCCTAACGCAGATATACCATCAGGCTCTACCCCAACAGAGGTAGCAGCTTTAGGATGGGCCAACCTATCAGGAACAATTGTTCCATGGGCTGAGACAGAGATGAATAAATCAACAATCATCGGCGACGAGTTCGCTAAAATAGTTGAAGAAGGAGCATAAATATGTGTTGTAAAGAAGGATGCGAATGCACAGCTGATTGTTGTACAGAGGAATAAACATGGCTAAGAAAGTTAAAGAAGCTAAAGAAGTTGTTGAAGAACCAAAAGAAGAAGCAAAAGAAGAAGTAAAGGAAGTTGTTTCTGAATCTGGAGAATACAGAAGAGTGTTCAGAAATGGCGAGTGGATATTAAAAGACAAAGACGGCAACGTCATTGTTGGAGAAGAATAAACATGGCCAAGAAAGCAGCAGCTAAAAAGACTGAGTCTAAGAAAGTAGCAGCACCAGCTAAAAAGATGGTTAAAGTAATGCGCTTTAACGTCAAAGATGGTGAAAGATATCCAATGGAAGTTGAGGAGTCAGAAGTATTGACTCACATCAACGGTGATGTTGGGTTAAAAGATATAATCCTATAATGGGGTTATTAACGACGCGCAATGCCTGCAAGTGCAAACCAGATGACGTTTGCAAGTGTGGGCACCGTGTCATCATAGATTATAAATAATTTTTTAAATTTAGAAAAAGCTTTTTATAGTAGCATAAACTATAATAATGAACCGCAAAGGAGTGGTATAATGTTTAAGAACGAAGTAGCAGAATTTATATATAAAAGAACGTATTCACGTTGGCTAGAAGAAGAGGGCAGACGAGAGGACTGGCCAGAAACAATAGAAAGATTTATTGGTTTTTTAATTTCAAAAAGACCAGATATTCCAGATAAAACAATAAGTAAAATAAGAAAGTACATGACAGAATTTGCAGTTATGCCATCAATGAGATTCCTTTGGGCTGCTGGCCCTGCTGCTGACTTTGACAACACCTGCATTTACAACTGTGCTTTCGGTAAGATTAACGCCGTCGAAGCTTTCGCCGAATGTCTATACATACTGATGTGTGGAACGGGGTATGGCTTTTCAGTGGAACAAGAAGAAGTAGAGAAATTACCTGAAGTGCCTGAAATAAAAAGCGGTCAAGCATTAGCCAAAGTAGTTATAGATGACTCTAAGGCTGGCTGGGCTGATTCAGTAAAGACATTGATGGGAAGTCTTTATGACGGCCAAAACCTTTATTTCGATTACTCAGAGATTAGACCTGAAGGAGCTCGCCTCAACACAATGGGTGGTAGAGCCTCAGGTCCACAACCTCTAGTAAAGTTGCATGATTTCATACGTGAAACTATGCACAACGCACAAGGTCGAAAGCTCACAACACTTGAAGCTCACGATATATGTAATCAAATTGCAGAAATAGTGGTTGTGGGTGGAGTCAGGCGCAGCTCACAAATCTCATTGAGTGACCTTGATGACAATGATATGCGTCACGCAAAAGAGTGGCCTTTCCCTATAAAAAGAGCTATGGCAAATAACAGTGCTGTGTTCAGGGAAAAGCCCTCAGCTGCAGACTTCTTAGTTGAGTGGGGTGCCCTAGCTAAATCAGGAACAGGAGAGCGTGGTATATTTAATTTAGAAGCTGCGCAAAACAGGGCACCAGCTAGACGTTACGCTCCTAAGATACAAGGCACTAATCCTTGTGGAGAAATAATGTTACGGGACATGGAGTTTTGTAACCTTTCGGAAGTAGTTATAAGAGCCGATGATGACCTAGATACGTTGTTGGACAAAGTGGAGACAGCTACATGGCTTGGTGTAATACAAGCAACCTTTACAGACTTCCCATACCTAAGAAAAGAGTGGAAAAAGAACTGTGATGTAGAACGTCTACTAGGCGTTAGTTTGACAGGACAAATGGATAACCCCTCTATTCTTACTTCGGAGTGCTTAAAAGCGCTTAAATCGCGTGTTTTACGCATATCTCGTAAAGCAGCAGATATATTGGACATAAATGTACCAGTTGCTACTACTTGTGTTAAGCCATCAGGAACTGTCAGCCAACTAGTGGACTCAGCATCAGGTGTTCATCCCAGATACTCTCAATACTACATCCGTCGTTACAGAATATCCTCCCGTGACCCATTGTTTCAAATGATGAAAGATGCAGGTATCAAGGCTACACCAGAGGTGGGACAGGATGAAGCCACTGCAACTACATGGGTACTAGAGTTTCCAGTCAAATCACCAGATGGTTGTATAACACGTAAGGATGTCTCAGCTCTTGACCAACTAAGTCACTATAAAAACTTACAACATAACTGGTGTGAACATAATGCTAGTATGACTGTGTATGTTAGAGATGACGAATGGTTCGAAGTAGGCAACTGGGTGTATAAAAACTGGGATATTATCAATGGTGTATCCTTCTTGCCGTATGATGGTGGTAAGTATAAACTAGCTCCATACGAAGAAATAGACGTGCATACCTACGAAAGGCTTATAAAGGGTCTCCCCGTAATAGATTATACACAATTGTCACAATATGAGATGACAGACCATACCCAAGGTAAGGCTGAATATGCTTGTGTTGGCGACAAATGTGAAATATAAGGAGAATAAATGGCAAATTACGATGTAGATACTCACACTGAATCATTCGCAACTTTGGCACTTTGTACTGCTGGTCTAAACACCAAGTTAGAAACTATTGTTAACACAAAAACAATTAGACATGTACAGATATTAAAAAATGGTGTAGAGTACGCGTATATATTGACAGTGGATGCAGCTTAAATATGGAGTTCGATAAGGATATCACCGGTTATGGACGCAAAATGGGACTCACTGCAGGCATGACAGCAGATGGAAAAATAGACAATGTAGTGAAACTTGGTTCTGGAGAATATGATGGAATGCAACCAGCAGGCACAATTTCTATGCGAACTATAAATCCCGGCCATACTGAATCTTCTGGTGGTGGAGCAAACAGAGGAGACTTTGCTCCTACAGATGGTAGAGATGACGGCGTAACCGGAAACGTAAGAGGTAAATAAATATTAACTCAGTTATCTTGCCGAGCGATATATTCGGCGAGAGTAGGAGGCTTCCTATTTATGTTGAGTCCTATAGAAAAACTGGAAGGACTGAAACTTATCTTCTTTCCACGAATCCTGTAGTTCCCAGAGAATTTTTGGTCCTCAGTTTCGACACGAATTACATCGTTCTCGGAGAGGTAAGCCCCTTCGAAGGTCTCTATACCGTATTCATACTGAGTGGTGAGGTTGGCTCTGAAGAGTTTTTGTGCGAAGTCTTTACACTCAGCGGGGGACTTTAATGATTCATTGGTTACTTCTAAGTAATTCCTATCGTAAGCTTCAAGAGCAGTATCATGCGAAAATGTTCCTTTTACTCCATTTGCTCCGTTCACTATGACCACAGTAGGAACTTTCTTATTTACTATTTTTAAATCTATTATGTTATCATATTCTGTAAATACATGTTTTACCTCAGCTGAATCTAAATCACTCTCTAATTCTATAACCAACTGAGAAGTACTACCATCATCAACTACTTTAGCCATGTTAGGTCTAGGTACTGTACCACTATTATCCACTGCTCTACTAACCAACTCCTTTATTATATCTAATACGCTTAACGTACCTCTCAAGGGGGGCCTAGAGGAGCTAATAATGGGGGTAGTATCGCCTATAATGTCAGTTCCAACTTTAGTGCTTAGTAGGGCTTTTGATATAGACTTAGTGATTGCATTACCAGCCGTCATACCATCTATGTTATCTTTATCTGTTAATGCTATTTTTGCTTTTTCAGGGTTACCACCCTTTACCATATAGCCTAAAACATCTTGAGCATATACTTCTACATCGTTAAAATTTTCTTTTAAACGTTTTATATAACCTCTAAATATAGGAGTAGTATCATGTTCACGTAAATGTAATGTTACTTCTTTATTCCATAAATCTTTATACCCAGCGTATGTTTTAGGTAATTTAAATTGTAAAGTAGCTGCTGTTAAACCACCTGTATTCTGATAAATACCATCTATGTAATCTGCTAAAACTCCTTCTATTCTAACTTCAGGAGTAATCTCGTTCATACTTTAAACCTCCAAGAGGAAAACGGTCAGTAAACAATATACCATCATTTTTAATTAATGCTATATCTTTTATGATTAATGTAAAAGTATAACTCATCACAGCACGAGGACCACCAGTGCCTCTTGTCTCATTTACGTTAGATATTATACCCCAGAATCGTATAAATGTACCATCTTTTTGAGGCTCATCCCAGTATACTGGAACAGACTCAGCTTGTATATTTCTTATTTTATGTAAATGGCCATACAGTGTTGATGCTCCCTCAGTAGCCACGGTACCAGAACTCTCATCACCTAAAGCTACACTACTAAAACCTATCTCTGTAATATCTATTCCTGTTTTAACAATTGTTACATTACCTTTGCGTGATATTGCTTTGAAGTATTGACCACCCCTTCCTACACTCAAATCACTAGTTATCTGTAATGAGTTTAAATTATAAGCAGAATCATCTATTTCTTTAACAATCGCAGAATCTCCTTGATTAGCATCAAAAATGTTCCATAACTCAGGACATGCGTTGTTAGCAGAACCATCTAAAGTAGTACCACTAAGGGTTAACTTTAGTAAATATTTATCATTAGTAGAGAATGAAGTGCTAGTGAAATTAGTTAAATTATATAAGTTTTGGAAATATGAAGGAGTAGATGCATTATATGTGTCCATACCTGCCGTTACTAATAAAGCATTATTCAAAACGGTGTTACCGGGATTATCTTGGTATACTTTATTAGCTCCATTTACTACATCATAAATATTAATTCTTCTTACAGTACCTGTTACAGTACCATTAGGTAAAACTAAATTAGCATTTGTAGTTGCTGAACCGGGTGAGGTAGCTGTACCTACTTGAAGATAAAGTGTACCATGACTTCCTGCACTAGCATCATAACCATCACTTGCACCACTCGCAATCCAAAAAGCAGAACCTGAACCAGTTCCTGATTTAGTAATAAAAATATATTTATAAGCACCTATATCGGTAGCATCTCCTATAGTTTCTAACGCTGTTTTATCTGAAGCTGCAGCTAAAGCCACCTTAACGTAGCCATCTCCATATCCTGTTACACCACCAGCAGTGGTGCTAGCTGTACCAGTGACAGTAACATCATCAAAACCAGCTGCAGTAGCACTACTCAAACTAGCAGCACTAGTATTATATCTACCACCACATAGATTTTTAGCAGATATTGCAGACCAGTCAGCAGGCATATCAAAACTGATATAACCAGATTTTGCTAAAGAACTTGTTTTTAATGTATAAGTATTAGTGTCAGGGATTTCACGAGATACTCTAGTGGTGTCTTTAAATTTTAAAGGTTTCCAAAAAGCATTTTGTATTTTAGTGCTAGGATTATCCACATGTAAATATTCTACACCAGCTATTTTGAATCCAGTAACCTCTGGGTCAAAAGTACTTGCATCATACCCCATACTTCTTACAAAATTTGTTGTATTAAAAAATACCTTATTTGTTTTACTATCGAATGCTAAGAGAATATATTCCTTTTCTCCATGATTTACATCTACTGCTTGATTAGCAAGGTCTCTAACATCTTGTGAATTGACACTAGCTAATTTAAATACTGTGCCACTTCCGTTATTTTTCATATCACTCGTTTCATCTACAAGGGCTGTATCTGTTGCGTTTGATACACTAGCCCAGTTAGGACATGGTTTACAATATAATACTTCTGGTTGATTAATTGTTATGCTACTACCTGAAGTTGAAGCAGCCTCGACTGAAGTGCGTACATTATGATATTGCGTAAAGAACCTACCATAATCATCTAATGCTACGGAGTTACTTCGTATTTGATTATCAGCATCACTCTGTAAATACCATTTATAGTCACTACCAGACCCAAATACTTCTTGAGCTGCGGCTACATTGTTCACCCCATATGGATTTACTAAATAACTATAATGAATCTTTTTTGTGCTCTCAGTTTGTTTAGTACCAGTTCCAAGTATATTTGTACTGAGAGACCACTGATTTACAGGATTCATCCATAGTTTTCCATTATCGTATCTATAATTTGATATAGCTACATTAGAGGCAGCAGCTCTACTTTGACCCATTTCTAAGGTTGTGTAACGTTTACTATCTTCTACACTTTTAACAGGACTACCTGCTGTAACATATGTTATTGGATAATATTTACCATCAGCTGCTTTTGTTACTAAAAATATTTTTAATCTATTAAATATTTCATTTGTAGTGTAGTCAGTGCCAGCGTTTGTCGTACTAGTTCCTACACCCTTACAACTATCAAAAGACACTTTTAATATTTTATTATATACACTGTTTTCACCGGGATGTTCAGTATGCCAGAAATCATAAACACCATATTGATTTGTTGCTTGTGTCAAATCTACTTCAAAATTTTTTAATGTTTCTTGAGATATGTCTGCACCTAAACTTATTTGTGATTCTGTACCAGTTTGTGCATTATATTTATTACGTGCTACTACACCCTCAACTGACATTGTAATTTTTTGTATTGTTCCTGTCAACTCAGTTCGTGTTAATAAAGGAGCTATAGCTAAATAAACTTTTTTACCACCCTCAGTTTCTAATATAGAATTATCTATACCAGAATTTACTTCTGTATTTTCTACTCTCATTATGGCCGTAGGAGCTAAATCTGAAATACGTGCCACAGCTATACCTGAATTTATACTGTGTGGTACAACCTCTGTATTAGCAGCAGGACTATAATATCTTGATACAAAACCATCTGAATTTATTGTTTGTATTATAGGATTAAAGTCTCCAGTTTTTGTATATGTGTGTTTGACAGTAATAGTTTTCTTTGGTTCAGTTAATTCTACCCACTGATAATTTGCCTCATCTTTTTTATTACTAGCACCATCATCCCAATCAATATAAACGGCTCTAACATCTCCATTGTCGAATGTAATGGTTGCTGTCTTTTCTGTGTTTACATTACTTTCGGAAGGATTAGTTCCTGTTTCCCATGCTAAACTCATACTGGTGTTGTCCTCCATGAAATATTCTGACTAGAGGCAACTTCTTTAAATGTTTTACCTCTAATGTTGTGATAATCATAAGCAAATAACTTAGCAGACCATGTGTTTGTTTTTCCTGAAGTTAAATCATCTAAGTCGGCAGTGTTATAGATATATTCATTACCCTCAACCACTAAAAATTGTTTATCCCAAAGAACAAATTCTTCTACTCTTCCTTGAAAATAATTTATTCCGGGCGGGAATGCGGCATAACCATATGCAAATTGTAAATGGTCACTTCCAGTATATTTATTAACTGCATCTACTACATACCCATCTAATTTTCCATCGACATAAAGTTTTAAATCAGGCCCTGCCTCACTTTGATATCTATAGGTTACAATTATTGAATAGACAGTTTCTCCGTCACACCTAACCACAGTACTACCAGTAGCTGTACTAGTTGCACTGCTTGTACTATGGTCATATTGTATTACATCATTGGCATCTTTTCTTAAAGCAATCATATGATTAAACACTCCTTGACCGAAAATTAGAGTATTTGAACCCTTTTCTGTAGCATCAAAAGTAACATGAATAACAAATGTATATTCAGTTAAATTTTTAAAAGCGTCATTTTCACTATTTGTTACTCTAATACTAGCTGATTCAACAGCATTACCGCTTATGTGAGGAGAATATCCTTGTAAACCATCTACAAAACTTCTAACATTAGCACCAACCACAGCAGTACCGCTTGTATCAGTTATTTTATTGTACCAATTTATTGTAGGTTTTGTAGTTAAATTAGGTGGTTCTTCATTCATTGGAATCCATAATTTAGCATTTTGATATTTATTTTCTATTGCACCATTATTATCTATGTGAATCATTTGATACCATATATCATCGTCTGGTATATCCCAGTTAAATCTAATTGCATTTAAATTTTCTGTTGATAAGTCGTATAAATTAGTACCTTTTGATAATAAATCTATTGCTGGTTCTACTGTGAAACTATTAATAAATGGTGTTGAATCTAAATATTCGTAAATGTATGTTGGTTTGAATTGTAATTGATTATCTGAAGCATACTCGTCTCCTATAAGCCTTACATTAGTTGTATAGTCTGATGGAAGTTGTCTCATCATAAGATTAAAATTACCTCTTTCTTGTACAGTAGAGTCAAGTAGTAATGGTCCAATATTCATATAATTATAAGTATTCAAGGAAGGAGTTGTATGGCTTAAATATCCTCCCTTTTTTTCTGCGGTATCGTATGCACCATAACCGAAATTTTGTGTTAATATTAGAGCAGTGTCAGCTTCAGGGTCTAATGTGAAATTCCACGCAGAATCATAAGAAGCAGATTGTCCTATACTTCCAGTATCAGCAACTTTAAAGGTATATGTAGCTTCATTAAAAGTAGTTCCTGTTACAGTAGACGGTGAAGCACTAGCTCCTGATAGATTATTGTGTACTAATGTTACACCAGTAAAGCTACGTGGTTGGTAATTTTGGTCACCTCTAGTATTTAAATTGACCCAATATTTATAAGGTGATATATATAGATAAGGAAGTTGAGTTTCCCGACCTATAGCATTGGCAAACACCCCACTTCCTGAAACTACACTTTCGTTAAACGTTACGATATTATTTTCCCCTATAGCAGATACACCTCCTTTAAGTGTTAAAATTTTAAACGTACTACCTGAAAATTCAAAATTAGCTTGATATAAAATATACTCTTCATTTTCATTATATGGATTAAAAACATCAACATCAGCTACCTGTAACTGGTTAGTAGCAAGATTATTACCTCCACGAGGCACATCAGTAATTTTTGTAGAGCAGAAAGCATTTTCTCGTTTAGCCCACACATCATAAGCATTACTTGTAGAATTACCTGCGTTTGATATATTAATGTTAATGAATCCTTTTTGTGTAAATCCGTCTGATGATAAGAAGTTATTATTGCTGCCTGTTCCAAAACATATTTTACTTGTTATGTCTTTATTTCCAGTGGTAGAATATTGAGCATTACCTACAGCAGGGTCGAAATAGTTAACGCCTACAGTGCCGCTTGCATAAGGACTTCCTTGTACTTCTGTACCACTACTGCTTCCATCAAGCCAAACACCATCATCATAATCACTTTTACCTAAACTAATTGTAGCTCCACTATATAAATCTGGTATAATCCTATCAAGTCTGGTGAAAGATGTTGTATAAAAATCATTCATTAATAGATATCCCCTTCGTGCTGTTGAAGAACCACTAATAGGTAAATCTAGTTTACTGTCAAAACCTATACAAAAGTGAGAAGCAGGAGAATAACTATTTATTGTGGTATTTGCGTCAGTAGCATTTACAGCAGTGCCTGCATTAAATGAAGTCATATCGATACTACCATCTTCTATAAATCTAATAGGGCTGTCTACTAACTCTCCTTGTGGAAATAATACGGGTGACGGTATTTTACCTTTAGACGTAGTGTTGGCTATATTTTTGTAAAAATCACAACCCATTACATTATCTATATAAACTTCAGTTTCAATAGCAGAACCACTTGCTGAATCTATTATTTGATTATCACCGAAAGCAAACTGAGATTCTGCACTATTGACAAATCTATAATTTTGTACCCATATAATCATATGTTTAGGGTATTTACACGTTACAGCATTAGGAGTTGAAAAAAAGTCACTGAACCTAAACCCCGGTGTAGAACCTCCAGTAGAAGCACCGGGATTAGCGTTACCGCCTGAAACTGAAAAATTAAGGTCAAGATATGGCATATCTTTATAAATATCTTCACTTGTTGATTCCTCATTTATAGCATCAGTTTGAAACACACAACGCATGGCAACACCTTGCCGGCTGTTGGGGAAAGTAGCGTAAGGGTTTCTTGTATTTGCATAACTGTTAGAGTTAGCACCGGTGTCTTGTAAGACATCGATGTAAAATTTCATATTGAAAAATTCATTCATTGGTAATTTAACTACTCTAGGGGTAGCAGCGGGAACGCTATTACTATTTTCTATATTAGCTGGAAACATTAACATTTGTTGTAATCTTCCATCTGCAGTCCCACTACGTATTTTAGCTAAACCAAAACCAAACTGATGACCACTACCAGCATTCCACATCTCATTGAAACCCATTTGGAAAGTATTAAATTTTACAATTGGTAATGCTTGCGCATAAATAAATTCATTTTCAATATCAGCACCATCCATACCCAGTCTACTTAAAACAACTCCCCCTACTATTGATTCAGCATTTTGTGATGAACCATAAGCGTTATCAAATCCATATTGTAAGAAATCCTCTAATGTAGTATGTGTGTCGAGTGGTTTATAATTTGAAAAAGTAATTACTACACTACGTAAAAAAGTCATTGCTTTAGTTCTAATAGCTGCAGTAGTACCAAAATTGGTTGATTGGAAATCACTACCAGAGTATTCTACTGTAGGGTCATTGATAAAGTTGCCAGTTACATTATTACCTAAAGTCGAGCCTAAATAGTTTTGAATATCATATAAAACACTTGGTTGAAGTTTTGCTACATTCATATCCATACTTATGTATGGTACATATGAACGTCTATCTCCATTCCTTGATAAAGACATATCTTGTGTCAAAGGGAAAGGTATATCGTACTTTGCCATATATGCAGTTTGAGGATTTAAAGAATTATCTCTACCTAAATATTTTTCTATATCTGCGTTATCAGGTGAAAAGTCCCACAAATGATATATACGGGCAGCATTTGCTCCACTTTTAACGACGTCTGATTGTAATTCAACTGTAGATGTTAAAACTGGTACATCAGATGTTGCGGTAAAAGGATTGTTAAAATTAAACGAACTGTATACTTTATCAAAAATAGTATTATTAGTAGTAGTGTTAACTGTGTTTTCAGGGTTAGGGTCAAATGTTTGTTCACTATCGTATTTTATCAAAGCACTATTTATGTTAGATATAAACATTCCATATCCTGATGCCCTACCGTTACGATTTAATATATGGTAAAATTGTCCATCTGGTGAAGGAGAAGTCTCTTTCGCAAGGTATAATCTACCTTGACTTAATACAGTGTTATTAAAATTATTCATGAAAGCTGTGTCAGATGGTGAACCATACGATTGATTTGGTGTTCCTGCATTTCTCGATTGGATACCTCCATCAGGATTTCGCATAATAAAACCATTCTCTATGTTACCTATAAATGAGTTTAAATCATACGCATTTTGAGCTCTTACAGGATAGTAAGCATTTTGTTCCATAATTATTTTAACATTTTTAAGACTCTGCATACCTAACGCATGTCCATGATTATTTATTACACTCGAAACATTATACTTAAACTCATCATACAAAGAACAAAGTATGTAAGGATTTTGTCTTTTTACAATAGTATTAGCTCCTTCTCTAGTTATCTCAGTAACTGCAGATAGTTTAGCATCTAATCCATCAAAATTTTCTTCAAAGTTTACAGATGGTCCAGTATAAACACTGGAAAAGGTAGTAACATTAGCGCCCATGTCTTCATCTAGTTCGAGTTGTGTAGTGCTAGTTGTTGTTCCTGTATAATTTGTAGATAGTGTTAATGCAGTATTACTACCTATAGCTGCTACTTCATATCTTTCTTTAGAACCATTAGGGCCTATATAAATGTAAGCTCCTCCTTGATAATTAGTGCCTTTGAAATATTTACCAAAAAAACCAGTTGTCCCACTCCATGTAGTTCCTACTCCTGAAACAGCTGTAGAACCGTTAGTTGCGGTAATCGTACCTGCTGATGTTGGACGAGCAAAAATCATACCTCCCTCTTTTATATCATAATTGTTATGTAAACCAAATAATTGTAAACTTGGTACTGTTCCATCACCATCAGCTACGTGTAAACCAGAAACATATGTTCTTAAATATCCACCACGAAGTCCATAACGACCTCTTATAACATGTTCATTAGAATCAACATTACCAGACAATAGTAAATTACTTGGGGTTTTTCCAGTATTTATATTATAATTTAAATCTGTCTTATTTGAAAAATCACCATGTTGGTCAAAAACCATCTGGCCGTTTGTAACTTGTTTTTCTACATAAAAACTATTTGGTCTAACATTAAGTTTTTTAGATGGCATTATACCAGACCTCCGAATGAATCAATACCGATAGAAACGTTTTTCATCACAGTCTTTCCACTTCCTATAGATTCTTGGGTTTGCATAGTATTTAAGATTTTGCCTGAACGGTCAGGTACAAAGAGTTCTGGACCTTGTTCACCCACTATATATGCATTATTTCTTTTAGGCATACCTCCTGAAGCCATCGGACTTACATATCCGCCAGACTGTCTATTATCTAAGTAATTTTTGAGCATCATCCCCCCTACCAAAAGTGCTCCTATACCAGTACCAGCCATAGCAACTTTAGCAGCAGTAGCACTTTTAGCTACACCAATTAACAAAAGCTGAGTAATAGGAAGAACTGTATTTAACATTTTCCAATATATAATAAATCTTAACAATTCTGGTTCCATAACATTAAGTACTTCAAGTAATATTTTCATGGGTAATACCATTAGGCGTAACATGTCAGCACTAACTAAACCTTCTTCTGAAAACTCTTTTACTATTTCAACCAATTCTACCAGTAGTTCTTTCAAAACAAGTACACCCTCTACTGCCAATGTCCTTATTTCTTGACCAAAGTCAGTTAATACATATTTACCATTTTCTTGTACTACAATCATATCTTTTAATTCTTGTACAGTAGTTACGATAGCTTCGTGGAACGCGTTCATAAATTCAGTTCCTTCATACGAAGCATCTCTCAAAAAGAAAATAGCCTGAACGTTGTTCTTAAGTATTTGTATCTGTGCAGAAATAGATTCATTCTGTATACGAACCATTTCATCTAGCTGTCCACCAGCATTTCTTGTCTCATGTACTGCTCTAGTAAACTCATCGGAAGCTTGAACTAAGTGGATAAACGCAGTTGCACCACGCACATTCAAGTCTTGTATCAGAGTAGTTAGTAACTCTGTGTTCGATGCAGTCTCAGGTCCTACCGCCTCAGCAAACTGTCTAGCTATCTCATCCAACTGTAACATCTCACCTTGTGCATTTAGAATCTCAACACCCATTTTACGGAAACCTACTTCAGCATCAAGCGCACTCTCAGCAAACTCAGCTAATGCTTGTCTAAGACCCCTACCTGCAATACCTGCCTCTAAAGCTCTATTAGTCAAGACCTGTAAAGCCCCTAGTAATTGGTCTATACTTTGCCCTGTGCTAGTAAAGAAAGGTAGAGCGAACTTAACAGCGCTTGATAAATCTTCATACTCTATCAAAGACTTCTGTATAGCAAAAGCAAATTTATCGGTTAATAGAGCTGCTTGGTCCATTTCCATACCAAAACCAAACAATGTCTGAGCTGTAAGTTTAGAGATAGTATTGTGGTCTCCTTGTACAGCCATAGAAAGCTTCAATGTGCTTGGTAACATTTCTAGTGCTTCGTTTGCAGTAACACCAGCCGATGCAAGTTGGTACAATCCAGTGGCACCGTTCTGCATCTCCATACCAAATTGTTGACCAAACTGAGTAATGGTTTCACCGACGTTAAAAAGTTCGTCGTTTGTTAAGTTGAAAACAGAGTTTGCGTTTAATAATTCACGTTCAAACTCAATGAGGGCTTGTGTGCTTTGGTTGAGCTTATAGTAGAACGCCGTTGCGAGTGCTACAGAGGCCCGTAAAGCCGCGTTAAATCCTTGTCTAATGTGATTGGCTGCCTTGGTGACTTGAGCACCAAATTCAGCTGCTTGGTTTGCTAGCTCCTTATACTTATTTCTAAATTTTTCTGCAGTTTTAATTCCTGTGTTAAGGTTTCTGGTGTTTTCTTTTTCTTTTGATACTCTCTCACCTAGGCGTCTAAGTCTTTCTTTTTCACCCTCAATTTCTTTGTCAAGTTGTTTAGCCTTTTTTGAACCAGCTTTTAGGCCCTCACGTTTTTGTTGTAAGTCTTTTATGTTTGCAGAGATTGTCAGATTCTTTGCTTCGAATTCATCAATAGCAGCTTGCTCTTGTTCTTTTTGTAATCTTAATGCTTCTCTTCTTTGTTTAGAATCCATCTGAGCTAGGTTTTGAACCATCCTAGTCATCTTGGCCATCTTACTCATACCGTCCTCGATACCAGCAAAAAGAGCTTTTCCTATATCTCCCTCAGCTTCACCTGCTGCAGCTCTTAGTCCCGCGAACTGAGTACCTCCTTCACCGAAAGAACTAGCTACAGCACGACCAGACTCTGCTAATTGTTTAAGACCCTTTTCAATCTCAGCATTCATTAACCGATTACTTTGTTGTAGATTACCCATCATGAGTTGTTGAGTCTTACTCATTTCTTGTACAGCTAATCCTCTATTCTTGGCTGAGGCTTGTTGTCTCATCATAGCCATTTTTTGGAAAACACTTGCAGCACCTTGTGATAGCATACCACCCGCTTCTTGCATAGCCTGCGGGCTAGGAACGGCTAAACCGATTGCGACTCTTGCTGCAAATACTTGTCCTGCGAAACCCATTATTAAATTATTCCTTTAAATGTTGGTACTTCTTTCTTTCCTCCGACCATATCCTCAAATTTTCGCCTTGTTTCTAAGTATTTTATATACTGTGCGCGAATCTGAGGGTTATCTTTTGCCATTTCAGACACATCTTTTTCCGTTATTCCATCCATTGAATGGAACATTTCATACTCTGCGTTTGCACTTAACAATCCTACCAATTCATGACGAGGTGTATTCTTTATATCACCCCAATTCATTCCTAACTCCTTCATTAATGGTATATAAAGGAGAACCGCATCAGGCGATTCCAGCATCAGTTTTGAAAATTTACTGCTGCTGTGTCCTCTGCACCTAGGATTTTATTAGATATTGCGTATCTTAATGTAGTTGGTAGTAGTGACCACTGTTCTTCTACAATGACAGGGCCATCTGGGTTCTTTTCGTTTGCTTTTTGTATCATTTTAAGAACTCTTTGTGAACCTAATTCTTGATACATTCCCATTTTCTCATCTTCTGGTAAGTCTTCTGTTATAGCAGGTAGTTTTGGTTCTTCCTTTTCTGTTAATTCACAATATTGGAACTCAACCAATTTTCCTCTAAAAACAACTTCGTTAATTTGCACTTCATCAGTGAGTGCTACTAATTCGTCCATTGACCAAATTTTCTTTTCTTCCATTTTTATTTCTCCTGAAGGGGGCTCATGCCCCCCTCATATTAACTAAATACCTTATAGGTCTGTGGTTATAGCACCGTCGTCGCCATCAGTTCCGTAAGATGGTGTAATGTATGACATCAACTCTAATGTTTCATCCATAGTTCCATCTGTGTTAACGGTTACTGTGTGACCGGTTATACAACAGCCTTTTATAGTTATAACTTCATTAGTTCCAGCGTTAGCTACAATCTCTATGTATACCCTGTAACCTCTGTCTCCAGTTGGTTGTGCTAATCCATCGTCAGCTGAACCTTGGTTATTCAAAGCACCAAATCGTGCTTCGTTAAAAAGAACATCCATAAATTCGTCTGTCTTTTTACGTGTTAGTGTGACTGTGGTTTCTTTTTTAATGTCTGCTTTAGTTTGTGAGCGCATACCGAAATATGAAATATCTTCATCCATAGAACCAATGCTTAGTTCACAAGCTGTAAGTTGACCAAAAACTTCTGTTTCACTACCGGGACTTGCTGGTATTAAAAAGGTTGTAGATGGACTTGCTGAAACAGTTACTTGAGATGAAGCTCCTGCAGCTGGTGTAACACCTACTCCTCTGTTGGACTCTGTGCTCATTTTTACAGTAACATCTTTACCTAAGAAAAATACCATAAGTATCAGAGCTCCGCAACAGGTGTGCTAGTCCTATTAAATCCAGTTGTATCTCCGCTGATGTTACTAGGTTTTTCTACACCCGGAGCTACTGAAGAAGTAAATTCCAGAGTTTCCTCTTGAGTACCATCTGCGTTAAGGGTCACAGTGTGACCAGTCATGGTAGCATTTCTTACAGTGAATAATTCACCGCTAATGGTACTTTTCAAAACAATGTGTAATCTAAATCCGTAAACACAATCTGATGTAGTACCTGATTCTACTACGTCTCCCATGAATTGAGAGCCATCATTAATTTTACAAAGATTGTTAGCTGTATCATAAACAATCCCAAAACGTGCTCCTTGCCTAGTTGCGTCTGTGCTGCTACCGAAAAAATCAGCATCGAGACTTGGCCCATTGAACAACGTATCATAAAACTCATCGTCTTTTTTGCGAGTAATTGTGACGACTGTCTCTTTTCTAAGTTCCACTTTTTGCATTATTTGTGGTTTACCTAGAAAAGGTCCAACATCTTCGTCAGATACTCCAATTGACAGGTCAATACCTGTTATGTCTTTAATTACACCTTTACGAACCGTAGCGTCATCTAACATTGGTGGTACAATCTTTTGTGTGGTGTGAAGTGCAAGGTTTTGTAATGCTATTTTTTCTGAGCTAAGCATTAAAACTTGTTCATCACCGTCTGCACTACCAGAGCAGAGGTCAGATTCAGTTGTAAGATATAATTCTACATCTCTTCCTAGGAAATATGTCATATTTTTATTTTCTCCTTTTTTTGTCTAGACTTTCAATACAGACATTCCACTCGTTGTATTTTATTTACCTTTACTTAGTATATAAAGCTTTTGCTTACTTGGTTATTTGTTTACCATCAAAAGCATAAACACCAGCTCTTCTTGATGTTAAGAACGGAGAAACAGAAATATTTTCACCATACTGTTCGTCTTTCCAAGAGTATGTACCTTTAGTCCATACACCCATACCTTTAAAAGCCTTAGCATAATCGTTATATATAAAATTTTCAGACATACCTTTACCCTGACCTTGTGATTTATCTTTCCAAACGTCAGACAAATTTGAACTTTCTTTAAGTAGTTTTTCAAAAAAGAATCTAAAATTACCCTGTACTTGTGGATTTGTATAAAATTGTTGTATTTGTCTAAGAATATCTTGAGCTATATCTGCAGTAGTTAATCCAGTCACTGCGTTATTCTTTTTAGTTTGTGCTCCAACTGTTATATCTACACTACCTTCTGATAATAAAGTAGCGTCAGATTCTACAACATGACCTAGTAAACCTATCCTACTCTCAGTAGCAATAGCTGTGTCCATAGCTTGTTGTTTTAACATACCAACTCTTTTTGAAAACTCTATACCATCTACACCAGCCATAGCTAAACCAGCTTGAGTTAACATATCTGATACATTCCCTAAACCACCTACAAACTCTACACTAACCATATCTTTAATTATCTTAGGATATCCATTTTTCTGAGTACCAGCACTCAACCGTACCATACCCATCATACCACCCTCTAATGCTCCTAAAGGTACTTGGTATAAATATCCTGCAGCTGAAGGTGAATTAGATATTACGGTTATACGGTCAATTAACTCTCTAGCTAATTTTGGGATGTCGGTAGATGCATCTCCTATAGCTGACGCACTGTTACCAAACGCTGCACGCACCGTAGCTGCTTTGTCTTCTTTTTTAATTTTTACTTTTGCTTTAACTTGTTGGTCAGCAAAGTCAGCAATCCTACTATTAATCTCATTTATATCTTGGTCTACTTTATTTTCAAAAGCTTGACGTAAACTACCTGCTTGTTTTATTTGTGTTTTAGTAAATCTAGCAAAAGATTTTACCCCTCTACTACCTGCTTTAGCAATTGTCATTTCCAAACCAGCAGTATTTTCAACCATCTGTTTACCGAACGTTTTTTCAATAGCTTTATAAATACCAGCACCACCTTTATCATAACCAAATAGTATATCAATATTTTCAGTACTCATACCTGCCTTTCTTTTTGTTTTAGCACTTTCATACAAAGCAGGGTCATTGAGAAGTTCCATCTCAGGGTTACTACCAGTAAACCCAGTTATTCTTTCTAGTTCTTTACCTATCAACAATGCTTCAATTTCGTTAACATCAGAAGGAATTCGGGGTGCACTAGAAGACGACTGCAATCCAGCTTTAGAAGTTCTAACACTAACATTAGCATCAATCATACGTGATAACAAAGAACCTAAACCTATAGCAGAAGTTGACGCCTCACCAGCCATACTATTATAAGTCTTTAAAGAATCTTGCCAGTTGTTAGCTTCTGGTAAAGTTTGATATAAACCTGATTGTTCTGGATTGATTCTTTTAGGCCACATATAAGGAGTTGGTACATTAGAAGTTTCATTGCGAGGTGCTAATGTAAAATACCCTTGTTGACCTAAACCACTTAAAGCCATTCTATATCTTTGTGTAAGTGGTAAAAACGGCTGTAAACCAATAGTTATACTTCTAAAAACATTCTGTTGTTGGAACTGACGTCCATGTAGATAAATAACTCTAGACACTCAATCACCTATTGTTCTTGAATACTATAACTAAACTAGCCATAGCAGCCCATATCTCTAAATCAGGATTGTATCCCATGTCTGTAAAGCCAGTAAAGTGACGCTCTACAACTTCTGTCGTAGTAGAGCTAAAATCTACATCCATAAGTACATTAGCGCTATTAAGCATGAGATAATTAAGCAACCTTCTTTCTTTATAGGGCTCCCCACTTATCGTAATAGAGCTATCTCTATCTACCGCTAAGTGTATATTAAAGACTACTCCATAGAGCTCCCCTTTTGCAGCTGTATTAGAGCTACCAAATGTTAAGTTCTGTCCGAAATATTGCTGTTCGATACCATTCGCAGCCATTTCTGTAATTATGGCTGGATACTTAGTTTCGTCTGTGCTTGGAAATTGCCCGAATACTGTAACGTCAGAGCTACTCCATGCTGTGCTGGTGCCTGCTGCTGTGTTGTAAGTACCGGTTCGTAAGTTGTCGATTAATTTACGTTCGACTATATTCAAGTGGTCTACTGGCATTAATCGTAAGCCCTCCTTCTAGCATCGTCACGACCACGTGTTCTAACACAGTTAAAGATTATATATCCATCTGTCATATCTTTCAAGGAATGTACGTGCCATGATACTGATTTGTAGTACTCTATATCTTTTATTTGTAACGTATCTGTGTTGTCTGCGTTGTATTCTATCCTGAAAATTCTTAGGTCGTTTTCATAATCAAATGAACCCCCTGTAGTAACTGGTACATTATATCGTGTCCCTGTTTGATAAATACTCGTTGCAGAAGTACCTGACACAAATGGTACATCTACCGTAAGCCAATTATTATCTAGCAACACAAAATTATCATTGTCCCAGTTAACTCTATATGCTGAATTAGTACCACCATGATAAGACCTGATAGCTTTTAATTCTACACTACCACTACCTCTTATCTTAAATCTTAATCTATCTGCTTCTAAAGTATTTTTAGCAGTAGTTTCGTAAAGTAAATTACCATTACCAGTGGCAGTTAAAGTTATACTTTCTCCGTCACTAGCAACTGAGCCAGTACCTGTCCAATTTGTAGTACCAGTGGTAGGGACTGAGAAGATTGTTCTATAGTTTGTAATTAATCTGTCCCATCCTTCTATCTCATTGAAGTTAGTATTGTTATCTTGGTCAAAATTAGGAAGATTTTTTATAGTAGTTATATTTGGAGTGTATATTCTAGCAGCTCCAATGATATTGTTACCTTGTCTTTCTTGTTGATAATCTGCAGTAACTGTAGGTCTAATAATTGCAGGTAAATCAGGTACCAAAATCTCATTTGAACCTATGGTTCCAGATGGTACACCATAGTTATCTGTTTTATATATAGCTGGTCTGTGATAAGTTACTTTTTGAGCTTGCTCAGTTCGATATCTCAGTGCGCGAAACACCCTGTTCATATTCAAAGCACCCGGACGGACACCTTGAGAACCAATCAAACCGGGCATTAATAACCTCCGTCGCCTCTAGTGCCACGAGGTCTTGGATACATTTCCTTCGTAGCGTTAACTCCTGTAACGTTTTCATCCCAGTTAACTCTACCGAGATATGGGTCTGCATTGTATGTTGTAGTCTTTATACTTAAGCTTTGTTTCATAACTAACTGTTGGTCAGCTAGTTCTTTGAAGTGTATGTATGCATCATCCTCATAGTAAACTGCTAAGTCACCAACTTGTATTCTTTCTATACCCATACCATTTTGTGCTATACATGCAAGATAACAAGTATAATATGCCACTGCATTATCATATGCGGCATCATTGTCCATAGGGTCAGTAGAATCATAAGTCAAACCAGTCTGTTCAGTAAACCACTCAGTAGATATACTAATTAAAATGTCTAGAGTGTCATTATCTAGTTCTTCTTGTTCTATACCAGCTAAGAGTCTTATACGGTCTCTCAGTCCAGCGAGTGTCGTTATACTTGTTACTGCCATTTTACATCATACCCCATGCACCTGCGCCAGTAGCTGCTGTGAGCGCTACACCAACTAACCAGCGTACTTGCCTTTTTATATCATCTTCCCACATCTCGTGGTGGTGTAAATGATTTGTGAAGAGGGTCTCGAACTTTTCCATTCTGTTGAATACAGTTTTAACTCTTTCATCCATACGAATTAGAAGCTCGTCGCGCTCTTCAGGCTTCATTAATAAAAATATGTCTCCCTCATATTTAAAGGTTTCTCTAAGCCTTGACTATCCAGACACCAGTATCAACTAAAAGGAACGTTTTGTTAGCACCTCTGTGTGTACCAATCGAAACTGTAGAGGACGCACTATTACTAGAACCTTCATAGATAACATCAGAAGTACCTTGCGCTACTGTAACTGATAATGTGCTAGCTGGGTCGGCTGCTACATTGTTAACAATAGTTGTTTCAAAACCAACTCTAGCTGCTGTACCTTCTGGTAATTGGACTGGTATAGCTCCAACACCCGGTCCTACTTCTGGTTTAATAAGTGCGAAGTTACCTAGTGGTGTAACTATAGCAGGGTTTGCATAAACTCCACCTGCAGCGTCATATAAATAAAGGGCTTCTGTTTGGTTTTGAATTATACCTCCATTAACTTTGAGAAGTTGGTTATCAAACTCTCCATATATTAGAGGAGAGTCAGATTCTGCATTGTGAATATAAAGTTTGTTTGATTCTGCACCAGTAGAACTTGGTCCTGCATGTGAACCTATGTATACGTTATTTGAACTTGCTCCAGTAGCTTTCTTTCCTGCGTTTATTCCTATGGCAGTATTTTGGTAGTTTTGAGTTCCACTATATAAAGCTTGATGTCCAAGAACAACATTTCCACCTGAACCCGATTGTTGATTTAATCCTGCTTCGAATCCGACAATAACAGAAGCATTCTGTGTTGTTATAGAAGCCGCTGCTCTAGTACCTAGTACTGTGTTTTTCTCAGCACTTGTAGCGGCCGTAAGTGCTTCTCTTCCTACTGCAACGTTATTATGTGCTGTATGGATTCCAGAATTATCTCCTTTACCTGCTTTGTAACCTATGAATGTATTGTGGTTACCATGTGGATAGTATCCTGCTTGGAATCCTACCATAGTACTTCCAGATGATTCTGAACTATAACCAGCTAGAGTACCTACCATAACGTTATCTGATTGTGTCATTTCATAACCAGCACTATGTCCTATAGCAGTGTTGGAAGTTTGTGTGGTAGCAGCATTTAATGCTTGTCTACCAATGGCGATATTGTTATCACCCGTAGTTGAATTTTGGAATGCTTGATAACCTATTGCTACGTTATCATGCGCAGTAGTGTAATCCAACATAGCACTCGTACCGATAGCTACGTTTGTTCCCCCTGTTGAATTACCAGCAGAACCATACATAGCTTGCCATCCTATAGCAATGTTATGGTTACCACCAGAGGCTTCATATAAAGCAGAATCCCCAATACCTACATTACCTGTATAAGCTACGCTGTTTTCTCCCTGAGCTGCTGTATAACCTATAAAAACGTTATTTGTACCTTGTTGTATATTCAAACCAGCTTGGAATCCCATTACTACATTTCTACCATTACCAGTGCTTGTACCATTAGTAAATTCATAAGATTTAAAAGCGTCATAACCTACTGCTACGTTTCTTTGTACAGCTGTACCAGACCTTAAAGCTGCGTGACCTACCGCAGTGTTCTGATAACCTGTAGTGTTTTTCTGCATTGAGGTATATCCTATAGCTGTATTACTATAACCAGTAGTTATATCCTCCAATGCAAATCCGCCTACAGCTTGGTTTTGGTCTCCTGTTGTTATATCCATTCCAGAGAATGCACCTACAAAGACATTATAATTTGCCATTGCACTTGCTGATGCGTTACCTTTACCAGCACTCTCTCCTACCAAGACATTGTAGTTTCCTGATGGCATGGAAGACCCTGCTGCTTTACCTACTGCTACGTTAGATGTTCCACTAACTAACGAATTCAATACTTCATGACCAATAGCGGTTTGATTGTTACCAGTAACTAGACTGCTTAAAGCTGCCCGACCCATCACAGTTAAATTACGGGCTGTTGCTGATGATGCTGCATTATAACCAATAATAACATTTTCATATGATGTAGATGTTTGTGCTTTACCTGCTTCCCAACCAATAGTAACGTTACCTAAAGCTACTCCATTTTTAGCTGCATTATAACCAATAGTAACATGTCTACTTTGTGTTGTATTTCCTGAACCTGCTGCATATCCTATAGCAACCGCTTCTGATGCAGTTGTCCAGTCATATCCTGCAAAATTTCCAACTACTACATTTTTCTCAGCAGAAGTAATATTGAGTAGTGCTTCTCTTCCTATACCTACATTTTCTGCGGCGCCTGAGTCTACAACTCCATAACCTGCTTTATATCCCATCCAAACGTTGTGATTCCCTGTAGGATGATATCCTGCTTGATATCCCACCATAACCGAATTAGCTGAACCTTTAGCTATAGCTCCTGCACTATTACCCAATGCTGCATTCTTATCACCTGTAGCACCAGATAAAGCATATTGTCCTATACCTGTAGCATTATCAGCAGAAGAGTATTTCATAGCACCAAAACCTACTGCGGTTGTACTGCCTGCACCATCTACCTCACTTAGAGCATCAACTCCTATGACTGTGTTATAACTAGAAGTTGTAACTGCTTTCATTGCAGATTTACCTACAACTGTATGACTATCTCCTGTAGTTAAGTCTCTAGCTGCTAAATGTCCTATTGCTGTAGTAGCTGCAGTAGATGTAGCGCCTGATAGAGCTCTATAACCTATAGCGACTACTTGTGTGGATTCTTGGTTTTGCGCAAACAAAGCCTGTCCTATTACAACGTTATAACTTGAACCTGATGCATAACGCATTGCGTTAACACCAATTGCTACGTTATCTTGATTTGTTACTGAATAGTTACCACCTTGCATGGTTTGGTATCCTATTGCTATATTATTTTGATGGGTTGCATTAGTACCAGATTGTAATACTCTATATCCTACACCGGTGTTAACATTACCTTTTAAATATTGTCCAGCATTTTGACCAACCATAGTGTGGTATGTACCACTTGCGTTTGTAGATGTATTATGACCTATTGCTGTCATACCGGCAGCAGTTCCTGATACCATTTTACCAGCATTTTCTCCAACCAATACTAAACCGCCGTTAGTGTTTGTTTCACCGGCTTCAGAACCAATAGCGACTCCTCCGCCTGTTGTTAATTTACCTGCTTGTAATCCTATGAATACTCCACGACCTGTACCATTATAGTGAGATTGAAATCCAATAGCAACATCGTAAGTAGCTCCAACACCAGCTCCTAATGCTTGGTGTCCAACAGCTGTGACATATTGTGCTGTAACACTAGCACCTGCGTTATAACCTATTAATGTATTTCCAGTATGTGTTGACAGAGATGTACCTGCATTAACACCTATTAATGTATTATAGTCTCCAGTAGTTGCTTGATATCCTGCTCGCCTGCCTATAAATGTATTATAATCTCCATTACTTAAACTTTGACCTGCTCCATCACCCACTGCTGTGTTAGCAACTGCGCCATCTACATTCATTAAAGCATTATAACCAACTCCTACGTTTAAGTTAGCTGCTGCACCAGCTGTACCAAATCCAGCATTGTACCCTACCCAAGTATTGTAATTACCAGTTGGGTGATAACCAGATTGATAACCTACAGCTACTCCTCCAGCTCCACCAGACACTTTAGTCATAGCTGACATTCCTACAGCTACATTATAATCATTAGAGCCAGTTCTTAAAGCACTACTTCCTACGGCTACATTAGACCCTCCTGTATGATAAATAGCGGCATTATAACCTATCAAAGTATTGTGACTGTGGTCTGATAAAGAAAGTCCAGCTTCTTTACCGACTAATGTATTAGATGCTCCATCAACTAATCCACTTCCAGCAGAATGGCCTATAGCTGTATTATTGTTGGCTGTAGTCATTGCATCTAGTGCATATGGACCAATTGCTACTGCTGAGTCTCCAGAAGTTAAATTTTTAAGTGCATCATATCCTATACCTACATTTAAGCTTGATGTAACAAGTCCTGCTTGCATTGCATTTTTACCTATAGCTATGTTATAATTACCAGTTGTTGCAGTCTTATATGCATCACTACCTAAAACAACGTTATAACTACCACCTAATATATTAGAACCTGCTTGGTCGCCTACTATAATGTTTTCCTGTGCAGTAGTTAAATCATATCCTGCTTCGTTACCCACTATTATATTTTTAAAACCAGTTGTTGCATTTAATCCTGCGTAATTACCTACAGCTACGTTTTGGTACCCTGTAAATCCTGTACCAGCTCCTTGTAAAGCACCGTATCCTACACCTACATTCTGATTAGCAGCGCCAGAAATATTTCTCATGGCATAAGCACCCACTGCAACTGTTTGGTCATTGTCTGCACCAGTCTCACCTTCCATTGTGTTATGACCGATTGCTACGTTGTTAGTCCCGTCATTTTTAGATAAAGCAAAATAACCTACAGCTACGTTTTGGTTATTTCCATCAGCTGCATAGCCAGCATGCTCACCAATGAATACATTATAGCTAGTTGTTGATGCATTTAAACCTGCATTATTGCCTAAAAATATATTGCTTACTCCTGTGGTTATTGCTGTACCTGCATTGTAACCCATGACTATATTATTGTCACCTGTAGTAACAGAATCCAAAGCCCCAAATCCAAAGGCAAAATTCTTTTGAGCAGAGTTAGTTGTGGAAGCTGGATTACTTCCTATATAAATAGAATTGGTCTCAGTTAGTGCATCAACAAAGTTACCTATAGTATCAGTACCTGTACCTATGGCTAACTTACCAGAAGATAAAGAACCACCGAATGTACCTCCTCCTCCTCCTCCTGCTGTCAAATCGTGGTCTGTACCATCATCATCAGTAAAAATTAATTTATTAGGTGAATCATTCTTGACCCAAAGTTGACCCCAACCTGCATTAGTTGTTTCGTGGTCTGCACGTTCTTCTATAGATAATGCACCCACTAAAGACATACTAGTCTTAGGACTTGACGTTCCTACACCAAACTTATAACCAGCTGTTCTAACATATAAGTTAGCATTATTGTTCATCAAATGTAAATTGTTACTTGCTATAATATGGTCAGTTTGAAATCTTATATTACTTCCATCACCAGCATCTAAACGCATCACGTAACCGTTAGTAGATGTATTTGTAAATCGAGCAACCTCAGTTGAAGTATCTTTATATACATCTAATTTGTAAGTAGGGTTAGTTGTGCCTATACCTACATTCTGTGAAGTATCTATACGCATAGCTTCTACATTGTTAGCACTAGCAAACCGTAATTCCATATCTGCATTTTGTCCTTGGAAAGAAAATGTTTTAGCATTGAAATTATGTTGTATGTTAGCAGCGTTAGCATCTGTTGCACCACCAAATACTATATATCCACCCCTACTAGATGAATCACTAGATAATATAGATATACCTGCTCTGTGGTTATTTCTTATTACTAATTCCTCTGCGTCTGATTCTGGGGTTTGGGTAACAGTACCATTTGAACCAATAATCTCTAACTTACCAGCAGGTGTAGTTGTGCCTATACCTACATTACTACCTGATAAAGTCATCACTCCACCGTGTAGTTGTAAGTTTTGAGTAGCAGAGGTCCCTGTCCATAAAAACGGAACGTAATAACTAGAACCATCATAAGTACGTATCTTAAATATTCGACTTCCTGATTGTTCAAATACAGTTTCGGCAGTATCAAATTCTAAATCGTTAGATGTAGTTCCATTATCGATTCTAATTTTACCTGCTACTTCAAGTTTTGTGTTAGGTGTAGCTGTACCTATACCTACTAGACTGCCTGATGTAACGTGTATAGCTGGTGTAGTTGTATCATAAGCGTAAACCTCTAATGGTACTTTGTCTGATGCTCCACTAATACCAAACTGAGCCGTTGATGTTGTAGATGTATCATATCCCACTTGCCCAAACCTTGTAAAGAAATAAGACCATCTTCTATTTTGACTACCTAAAGTAACACTAGAATCAGAAGTACCAAGTAAAGATGTATAAACTTGCGTAGAGCCTAAGAAAAGACTTCCACCTATACCTTCTATTCTACCATACCCTGTACCGTTATTACTAGTATCTCCAAATCTTATACCTCTAGAATTAGAGTTAGGCATATATATTCCATAAGTAGCAGTTCCTTGTTGTACTTCTAAAGGATAATTGATTGTATTTGTACCTATACCAACACCAGCAGCTTTAATATTCATAGTGTTTGTGTTGCCAGCGTAAAATCTAACATTGTCAGTTTCGAAACCTAGATAAGTGTCTGTATCACCATTATGTACAAGATTACTACCAAGAAGTAAATTACTAGTCATGGTCACATTTGTGCCATTGTATGTAAAACCTGAGTTACCAGCAAAGGCACCACCATTGTTATATTGTACCTGTGTATCAGAACCACCGGGCGTGCCTCCACCTCCTACTAAAGAATCTAAATCAACGGTAACATCACCTAGCCCACCGTTACGGGCTAAAGAAAGTCTGTAATTAGGGCCACCACCTAATGTTGCCCCAGTAACATAATAATTTTGCCCAGCTGGTGCTGCGGCTTCTATTCTCTTGTTACCTACAGCGTTATGAGCCAAGCTCCTTAATACTTTTGTATATCTTGCCATTGTTAATAATAATAATACACTCCACTATTTAAATATTGTGTAAAAAAATAAGAGGTAGGGCTCAACCCTACCATCTTTATTTTGAAGATGAAATTATTCTTCTTCAGCCTTTTTCCACTCGTAGTCAGGTTCAGCCCATTTTGCGAGTTCTGCATCAGCGGCGGCTACTGCTGCTGCGGCTGCTTCTTCGCGGGTTCCGTAACCGAGATGGTTGCCGTCTTCGTCAAAGTGTTCAGTGTCTATATCTCTACACTTTTTGTAAGCTGCTGCTGCAACTATGTTGATACACTCATCTAGGATGCTTGGGTCTAATCTAATAGCTTTACATCTTGGACAAAGTTTACCATTCTCGTCAGGACAAATATGTTTACCATATTTCTCCATGTGACTAGGGTTTGGGGGTAATGTGAATCCTTTATTTTCTTCCATATTTATCTCCTTATGCACCTATGATTGTTTGTGTAAACCTTACTGTTGCAACCCAATAGACAGTGCTACCTGCTGCACCTGTGACCATAATTTCTAATGTGTCATTAGTGTTATTAGCTTGTACGGATACGTCCCATGCGGCCGCATCCTCACCTACTACGTTTATAGTTGGTGTACCTACTAATGCAGTTGTTCCAGCGTCATTCTTTATTGCTCCAGTAATTAAGTAAGCACATGTTTCTGTGCTGTTTTTTCTTCGTCCAACAACATCTGCTGTAAACACAACAGACTGATTTTGTATGATTGGTGGTCTAGTTTGTGCCCCGCCACCATTTATCATAGAGTGTAATGGTACTCCTGTAGCATCAGCTGTAACACGTCCCATCATGAACTCAGTCATTTGTATACTACCTTGAATACCAACTCCTGAACCATCTAAGTGTCTACCGCCACCCATTTCTCTAGCACCTTGTATGTTACCACTAACATATTGACCGTGGACCAAAGAAAAAGGAGTGTTGTTAGTCATTTTATTAGCATCACCAAACATAACTAGTCCAGTAGCGTTATTAGCATCACAAACCTGATTCCTACCTATAACTACACCATTATTATGACCTTCGGTTGCAGTGTTACCACTACCTCCTATTAGTGCATTTTCATCACGTGATGAAAAATTAGTGTGACCATACATGACATTTTGCTTAGCACCTCCACTTATAGTATGTGCTACTCCTGCCATAAAAGACCCAGTGAGATTATCGTTTTTCAGAATGTGGTCCATTCCAAATACACCACTATATGGACCCATACTACCTGATATATCATTACCGAAAATAAAGCAGTCTTGTGTCTTTGATGAAATATAATGGTCAGTACCCCAAACAAATAATCGTTTGGTATTGTTGTAATAACTACCTGCTATTGTAATGTCGTGACCAGATAAAAAGTGCCCAGCTTCATCTCGCGTGTCGTCACCGGGGTATATCGGGTCAATTTTTATTTTGTAACCCATTGCTATTCCATAATCTGCAAGAGTACCAGCAGGGTCAGTATATGTTATTCCACCACTTGTCACACCACCGCCGGGTTCTGAAAATTGTACTGTGTTTTCAGGAAGGAACTTATATACACCATCTACCAGTGTATTATTACTTGGTTGAACAGCTAAATATCTAGCACTTCTGCTCCTGTTTTTTAATAATTTATTGTTAAATATTGTCATTTTTTATCTCCTTAATTAAATAACTAAGTGGAGAGCATTTCCTCGCCAGCTCTCCAAAGGCTAATCAACTAAGCTTAACCAGAAGCTCCGTTAATTGTGATTATACCAACTTCAGGTCTAATAATCTTCAAACCATATCTCATAGACATGTAAGAACCGACAATTCCGAAACCGGGGTTTGCCTCTTCTACAGTCAATGGTCTTCTTTCTACATAAACCATTGGTTTAGATGAAAGGTCGAAGACACCAAATCTTGTTGATGGTACGTATGCGTTTACAACGACAGTTAATCCATATATAGAACCGACGATACCGGTTGAAGCTGTCTGATTAACAGGGCTTCCGGGCATCATAGCTGACATAGTTGGGTTAGCTGCTGCACCTGCTTCTCCTTGTGCTGCTGTGAAAGCAGTTACAAAGTCACCTAGGTCTAATAAAGACTTATAGTGAGCTGGAGAAATGAACAAGTGTGAAGCGTTGTATCCACGTGTTGCGACTCTGTCGATAGCTTCAGTGATATCTGAGAGAGCTAAGTCTCCAGCAGCATCACCAGCTGCACGAACGTATGAGTTTCGAATCAATCTTGCGTCTGATTCGTTACCGTATGAGTCTAGACGTGATGTTGAAGCATCGATTTGAGCTGCAGTCATACCACTTCCATAAAATCCAGATTGTGGATTTGTAGAGAAAGTAGTGATGTTTGTTTCTGAAGTAGTCTCATCGATTGCGATTGTTCCGAAGTCTGCGTTTGCTGCGTGAGCACCGAAAATGACTTTGACAACGTGGTCAGTCATGTGCCTGTCTACAGCTCTGCGGGCTTCATTCAAAGCCATTTCTACTTCGTTGAATCTTGAATCTTCAATCATTCTTCGGGTTACACCTACTGCAATACCCCACTCTTTAACTGAAACTCTCTCGGAGCGTAGTTTTGTGTGTTGGTATTCTGGGGTGGTTCCCTCATTTATTTGTTCCAATTTCATGGAAGGCTTAGCTAGAGTAATATCAATATTACCACCAGTATCAGTTGTCATAGGTTCAGCGAAAAAAGACATTACAGGAAGCTCTGCGACTTTGTAGTCCATGATTGCTTCTTTGTAATCAATAAGTACTCTTTCACCTACACCACCGTCTACTGAACCAGTGTTTAGTGTTGTTAACAAACCGGGAGTTGCGTCTACCATTTAAATCACCTTATAGTGTTTGACATTTCGTCAATCCTGCTGCACTGTTATTTTCTAACGTGATAGCTTGTGTCTTTGGTGCACCTGCGCCATTTGTGGCTGTGGTCAATCGACCCTCTGTGCTTCCCATCATCAAAGCAACACCTGCTCCTAAATCGTCACAGTTGATGTTTAGAATGACTCCGACGCCAGTAACTACTGAACATACAGCATCTGCTGCTGCGTCTGTCAATGCTATTCCAACATATGCGAAATCGAAACCAGAGTCGTCGCTGTCTGCTTTTTGGAGAAGTCCATTAGTATTTAATGAACAAGCATCTCCTGCAGTGATTGCTTCAACAGTTGTATATGGTAATATACGTGCTGGAGCTCCACCGTCGTTAATCAAAATTTCTGTTGCCATGTTTATTTACCTCTGTAGTACTCTTTATCTAGAGTAATTCTACCGTTTACCATTTTCATACCGAATTTTCTTTCGGTTTCTTCTGGTACTTCACCTTCATCAGATGATTTACCTTTTCCGAAAGACCTTTCGACATCGTTGCTTGGCTCTGGCATTGCTGCTAGAGCGTCGCTGAATCCAGTCAATCTGGACTCATCCCATGCAGAGAGTTCCTCTACACGAGCATCCTTCTTATCTTCTTCGATAGAACCGAATAAGATTTCTCTGGATATAATTGCTTCTACAG